ATCTGTCAAGTGTTTATTACCAACTAATATTCCAATAAATGTGTTGAGCATCGCTGCTTGCACGACTTACAGTATAACCTAGTTTTTGAAAGTTTTCTATTACACTTGCCATTTGACCTGCTGCTAGGTTATTTGCAGTAGTTGTCTGCCAACTTGCATAATAGTTTGCATCAAGTGTCATAGGAGTTCCAACAACGGTATTTGCACCAAATGAAGTTTGAGTATTTCCAGTAATCCTAACACTAGTTTGGTTATTATCAACCGCATTAATGATACCAATGTTTATAAGCGCAAGTTCAGTTTCAACAACTGTGCTGTTTATACTTTGAGTTCTGGCATTTGTTGCTGTAAACATTCTTTACTCCACCGTATATTTATTTCTTTTTGCGACGACCAGCACAGTGAGCCTTTTGACTGAAACCTTTAGGGTGAGAGCAATCAATACTACGCTTATATTTCTTGCTCCACTTCTCACTTAATTCTTCTTCTTTAACAATCTTCTTATTCTTTTTTACTTTATATTTTTTACCATCAACTATAAAATATTCAAGGTTATTTTTTCTGGCAGTGTTTAATGCGCCTAGAAATGCATTTCCTTCCGCCACACCTTGCTCAACGCTTTCACTTTTGTATGTGGCTCCAGTGCATACCCAAGCAGGGCCTGTGTATCCTTGAGGGAATGCCTTCAAATGTTGAATAGTCCTGTGCCAACCTTCAATCAAATCATAACCGTTTGATAATTTAGCAACAATAATAGGTTCAGCACTTACGCCTTTTTGCTGAATCATTTGTGATTGTTGTGCGTGTCTTTCGGCATCTCTTGGAACTTGAAAAGGATTAGAACTACCCCCTTCACGACTGGCGAGCATACGCTGAGTCTTTGGTGTAAAGATATCAACTGTTATAGGCAGTTTAGTCAATGTCCATTTACAATTACCAAAGTCTTGTTTATTTCTTTTGAGAAAATCATCTAACTCTGCTTGGTCACGGATGCCCTTGGCTTGTTGATATAAGAAGTCTTTCAATACATAATCAGGCCAAGTAGGAAACTGTTGCTTCACAAAAGCAAATAAACTATTTCTAGACTCTGACAAGCCTTCCGCCACACCTTGCTGACCTTGAACTCCGACATAGGCTTTGATAGTAGGAATTCCTAATGCTTTTGCTACATTTGCTCTATGGTATCCATCTAATATATACCCGCCACCTATTACAATAGGAGGAGCCTTGCTAAAATCCATCTGCTTGTATTGTTCTACTTTTGCTCTATCCAATTTAGGTAAGTCTGTTTTGATTGAATTGACTGGTATGTCTTTTAATACAAACTTGCTGAATGTGTTTATGTGGTCTAAGTAATCTTGGTGTAAATTTGTGTCGTGATGTTGTCTTAGATACGCAATCATATCTTCGGTAGACATATCGTTAGAGAAGCCTTCCGCCACACCTTCTTGGATGTTTTGTGTTCCGTATTTTTGTTTACCGGTAAGCCCGACACTGATCCTATCATATAGATACTTGTAGTGTGAATGATCTACGCCTTGATATTTTTTAATCGTGGCCAAAGCCTGTTTCTGGAAGGCACGATTGTCATCACAATGCTGTGCCAATAACCAATAATTGTCCCAATCTTCGTCGGTAAACTTATCAAAATCAAACGTCATTTTCATAAATTGATTTAATCTTGACGCATCATCAAATATGTCGTTGGCAGGTCGTTTTTTGAGTTGGGCATACATTTTAGCCCCTTTGGTCCAGTCGCCACCTGCTTGTGATTTTACAAATTGTTGGTACTCATTGCGTTCGGCCTGATCCTGACTGACCATAGATGATAATGATTGTTCCGAGCCTTCCGCCACACCTTGCTGACCAAGACTTAGTTCTTTATCAGTCTCAATAGTTTCGGCATCATAAAGTTTTTGAATTAGTCCAGTGTTGCGAAGCAATTTGAATGCTAGGTTCTCTGCACCAAACTCGCCATTTTTTTCTAAACCACTTTGACGCATATCTTTAATACGTTTTTTAAGTCTAGCAATAGTTTGTGGATCGCCGCTTTCAAGTGCCTGTTTTATTTCTTCTTCCAAGTGTTCAAACTTGTGTTCAATATTAGTAATATCTGGCTTTGCAGTTATCTTCTTTGGAAATGCCACCCAGTTATCATCGTAAACGCTGTAAACACCATTTGATATATGAGCATCTTCACTGCCTTGAACATAAACTTCAACAGCATGACCTAAAATAGTAATATCATGTTGGTCATTAAATATTACTTTTTTGGCTTGGAATAAATCTTTTAGGTTAACCTTACACGGTCCATTACTGTTGGCAATAAGATGCAAGTCAATATCACTTTTATTATTATAATTAAAACTAGCATTGCTGCCGCTTATAGTAATATCGGTAAGTTCTAGGTCTTCTACATTAATAAATTCAACAAATGCTTTTGCTATCTTGAACAGAGCAAGACGAACTTGCGGTTTTAAATGATTATTATCCCACAAATCTGGGTTAAGTTTATCATGGAAAGTAGTTAGTGTTTCTAAATCACCTATACGCATTAAGTATTTAGATTAAAACTGCGGTGGGAGAGCAGATGCTTGTGATGCTCTGCTTGCCATATTATCTACAGTAGAGGATTGTTTTTCAGCCTCTGCCTCATCAGGTTCTTTGTTAGCAACGCTTTCTTTGCCTAACACAATATGGTCTTTATTATAATTACTAATCATGCCTTCTATTGCTGGTGTGCTTTGTATAAGTTCTTGAAGATTATCATAGTTAAAACTATAGCCAGCATTATTCATTAACTTGGCAATGTTTGCCATTGGTATTTGCGTACCAGGTTTGGTTTTATTCTCCAGATATTGCAGAATAGTCATCAGAACACCTGCCTGACTTTTTACGAAATCTGGAGCAACCTCAAGCAATTTCATAATTATGCTCTACGACCACGACCTAATTCAGCATTGCCACCAACAGCAGTGTCAGCAGCATCTAAATCACTTTCGCCACCACGTGGAGGCATTGGTGCTTCTTCTTCTCCGCCACCAAGTGGTGCATTCATATCAGGAGCAGCACCGCCCATATCTGCGCCATCCATGCCCATATCTGCACCAGTATCCATATCACCAGCGCCGCCGTAGATACCACGACTTGCATTGTCTAGAGTATCACGTGCACTATTTGCAGCGTCTAGTAGACCTTGTAAGGTTTGTTTGGTTGAATCATTAAATGAGTTAGCCTGTTCCATACCAACTTCATCTTTCATAGCACTAACAAGTGCTGGTAGTTGTTCGTTTTGCATCTTGCTGATCTTTTCAACAATATCTTGCACTGTATCAGTAAGATCACGAGTAGCCATAGTAACACGTGCTTGCTCAATTTCGCCTTCAGTTAGTGCAGGTGGCAATACATAACTTTCGTTCTTTGCCATCTTGGTAGCAGTGGCATACATAACTTCTTGACCACGCTTGCCATAACGCTTTTCAAAGTCACCCTTCTTACCCTTAAGAGCCATTGCATAATGCTCACGCTTCTTAAGTTCACTTGGTGATAGTTCACGTTCATTAAGATTTACCATGCAATATTCATTAATTGCATTCATTTTTTCTGCGATAATTTTGCGACCATGTGCCATTTCATTTTTCCATGTTTCTAGGATTTTACCAACCATAACAGCTTCCATGTATTCTGGAACACGTTCAGCATAGTGCGCTTGGTTAGTTCGCTTAATGTTTGTCATTTTATTTTGGATAGTTGTTAGCATACGAGTAGCATCGTTTTCATTAATCTTGGTAAGATCAAGTTGCCAGTTATATACTTTGTTTAGTTGCTTATTCAGGTCACGTGCTGATATAGCGTTAAATTCTTTTACAAACATTTTATTGCCCTTGCATTTAATAATATTTATGCCAATGCAACACTTTTTTCTAAAAGATGTATTTGTTGGTTCAACAAGTCTAATTCACTGTCAACACGACCGAGGCGATCTGCTGCTATGCCATTTTCTGGATTGCTTTTAAGCCGTATACGAAAGTAATTTTGATCCTCAAGATAGATATCTAATTGACGATCAATAACAGAAACGCTGCTTATATCATTGTGCATGCGTTTTGCAACAAGTGCAGCAGTTAATATAGCCAAACGACGCTGACGTAGCGCAGTGATGGTGGTTTTATCTTTGATCACGCACCACAAATCACCGTTGAATTTTACTTCAACGTTATTAACAATATATCCATTCCCCACGGATTTTACAACCACTGCTCCTTTATTAGGTAAGTGGTTGTATTCTTCCGTGACGAATTTTTTGATTTTGTTGAGGGTTTTGCTTTCATTTATCATGCTATTAATTTAACACAAAGCATAACCACTTGTCAATTAAGTATGTGCTTTTGCAACATATAAAATAAGTCCCAATAGTGCCGTTAATAGTGAGCCAATAATGCCAATTCCTAAGCCAACGAGTTTTTTATAAGCCAAAGTTTCTTTTTCGATTAACATGTTTTTAATATCGTTGACTATGGTTTCAACTTTTTCAAGTCTTGATTCCATAGTGTCCATTTTATTCTCCATTTTATCATAACGCTCTGCACAGATATCAACATGTGCTTCCAAACTTGTGCGTTCAATATCATAAGGTTTAGTAACCACGTTAAACTCCATGCAGTAGCAAGTAATATTTATTGTGATAATTACAAAAATAAAAACACTATATTTTGATTGTCACCAGATGCAATGGTGTAATGATCAAGGTTTGTAGCAGTTTCTTCTAAACCAGTAATCATGGGTATTAGGTCAATGTTATTTTTTAACTCTGTTAAATCACCATCAAAATCATCTATATCAAAATCAAACATCCAAATTTCTTCATAACTGCTATACTTTGACCCAAAACCTAGTCCATCTATGTTACGAAAAAATCGTTTAGGATAAGATTGTATAGTAGGAATAGATTTTAAGTTGATTGCTTGAAGAAGTGTGTGCCAGTTTTTTAATTGGTCGGCTGCATGATAGTCACCATTTCTGGTAATATCAAATAATGTCATACATCTAATCATATTTTTACTTATTGTATGATATTTTGAACAAAGAAAAAGGGCGGTTTCCCGCCCTTGAACTCTTTAATATATCTAGGATATATTAGACGTAGCTTAGCTTGAAGCCCTTGTTTACAAATACTGAACCACTGCAATCAACTGCGTTGTTGCCAGCAGCAGTTAGACTACGAACAGTTGACTGAACAACAGTTGCGATGCCAGCATCAGTTGATGCAAGACCCTGTGCGCCTTCAAGAAGAATGCTGATGTTGCCACCACTTGATGCTTCAACTTGATATGCAAGAACAGTCACATTTGACTCAATTGCATTTAGGATTGCAGGAATTGCAAGGTTAACTGCGCTTTCAGTGCGTATGTCTTGTGCTGTACCACTAGTGTTAGCGATATAACCTGCAAGTGCTACAGGGAACTTTCCGATAAAGCTAGCACCGATAGCAGTTGAGATAAAACCCTTACCATCACCGACTACACCAGCATTACCATTTGTACGATAAAAATCTGCCATTTTAATTCTCCAAAATTTGCGTCATTACAACGCTGTAATTATTTATGATTGATAGAGATTTTGTAGGGATTATGTACGTTAACGACTTTCGTTAATTTTTCGCAACCCACGCACAAATTTCTGTGGGTCTTGTCCACGAATAGAGTTAATAAGTCTACGCTCTAACTCATCTGCTTCTGGCGCATCATAGTTCTCACGTATTTGATTGATTAGGTTTACTGCACTGTTGATAATATGGTTAGCACGACTTTCTAGAACTAGACCAGCGTTTTGTCCAACAGGAATTGAACTTAATTCATCCAATATACTACGAGTTTGTTTACGCAAAATAGTTACTCCGTACTTTTATTTATTGGAAATTATGCTTGTGGAACTTTTCCGCACATTATATCACAAGTCATAAGAGCGCCATCATCATAACTATCACGTGTCCATGCACTTTCAATTTTACCAAACCAACCAATACATGTTTGTAAATCATAATCATGCAAACTATTTTTCTCTAGCAGCGGTTTAATCTGACGATTCATTTTGCCGTTCCATCCTTTGTCATAAGTTTGCGGACTGAAACCAAAGAAACAGCATGGATATACTTTGCCTTCTGCTGATATATAAATTGATTTTTCGTTTTTAGTAATACATGAATGTGTTGTGCCAATAACATGCGGTTTAATGTGAAATTCTTTGTTCTGATTACTTTTATCTGCAATAATATTTTCAATAACTGTATCACCACTCCAATCACCCATAACATGAGATAGGGTACCATCACGATTAAAAACTGGACCAGTATTGCGTCCATGGTCTACCAGTTCAAATCTCTTAAAACCTAAATTTTTAGAAAGTTCATGACCCTCTTCTATTTGATGTGCATTGTGGTCAAATTTTATCATTTTCCATACGGCGTAACCACCACTATCCATATATGTTTTTGCATTTTGTAAAATTTTGTTAAAGTCAGTGTCTTGGCGATATAAATGATGTGTATCTTGCAATCCATCTAAACAGAAGTGTATTTCTGTGTTATTAAGATTTCCTAGTTCAGACCAAAACTGTGCGTTTCGTGCACTGCCATTTGTGCTTATTTCTATTTGTAAATTTTCGTTACATGATTTAAAATATTGTAGTATTTCCAACGATTCTAGGTTAGATGTAAAATCACCAAAGTTTCCATTAACTAAAATCATGTTTAATTGTTTGATGAAATCTGGATTAAATGATTTTTGTATTAACCCTAATGATAAACTTGTTTCTTCATATCCACTATTATATGGATAACCAAATAAATTTCTTGGACACAGTGGACAACGAGCATTGCATAAACTGCTAAACTCCATATGAAGATGTTGAATTTTTTCTAACTGAATCATAATGTATTTAAATACATTTATATCATATGAATAATATTAAAATCAAATTAGAAAAACGTGGTGAGTTTTTTTGTCCTGCGAAGTGGGAAGAATTGTTTTTGTATTTAAATCATGGCAATACCAACAGTTGTCATCATCCAATACCACATGCTATACCACTGGGAGAAATTACTAACAATCCCGCTGCACTTCACAATACAAAACATAAGATGGTTGTTCAGCAGCAGATGTTGAATAACGAAACGCCAGCGGAATGCCATATGTGTTGGCATCTTGAGAAAAAAAACATAACCAGTGATAGATTTGTTAAATCAAAAACTTGGGAAGATAGTATTGCAACACTGCAAGTTGATCCTACACATGTGCCAAAGTTCATTGAAATAGTATTTGATAATTTATGTAATTTAAGCTGTAGCTACTGTGACAGTGGACAAAGTTCTAAATGGGCAACTGTGCTAGATAAAACTGGACCATGGAATTTAAGTTCAGATACTCGTGATTTATACAATAAAGTTCATATTAAGCCAAACAGTATAAAGCAAGAATATTTGGATGCTTGGAATATATGGTGGCCACAAATAAAAAACCAAGTTCAAACACTTAAGATAAGCGGCGGTGAACCACTTATTAGTCCTAATTTCTGGCGTACTATGGATCAGATTGAGAATGATGACAGTAATCTTAACTTATCATTGAATAGTAATCTCTCTGTCGATACAAAATATATAGAAAAACTAATTGAATATGCACCAAGAGTAAAAAAATTAAAAATAGCAGCTAGTATTGATGCAGTTGGAAAAGTTGCTGAATTTACTCGAAGTGGGCTAGATTATGATTTATTTTATAAGAATGTGCATTATTGGTGCAACAATAGCCCAGATAATTGTTTCTTAAATTTACAAAGCACAGTTAATGTTTTCAATATCTGGAACATCAC